ACTCCCTGCCTCATCACTATCGCTCTTTAAATTAAATGCACAGTCAGCAATAGCAAATACTTTATGACTAAATTTAATACCATCCATACGCCAGTTATAACCCTGACTATCTTTACCTGTACCATTAAAATCTTTGTAGGTATTTCTGAATTGGTGTAGTTCTTCTAGATCATTTAAATTTCTAAACTCAATGTGGTCACACTCTGGTATGTCTTTAGAATTAATATCAAAGTCATGGTAGTAAGCAACAAGCTTGATGGACGGTTCCCAATATTTTGCAGCAGACTTAATCATTCTCTCGGCATAGGTTTCCCAGCCATCCTCCGAAAAGGATGTTACCACCGTCACTTTATTTTTGTTACTCATAAGTTTTATTCCACTTCATTGTTTTTGTTTTTCCTAGCACCTCTTCTATTGTAAGAGCATCTCTAAAGTTAGTCCACTCTAATGCATACTTAGCATCGATTGATCTCTTAGGTTTCCACTTAGGAAACCAAGGTCCACCAGTAGTGAAGTGTACGTTCTTTGCTTCTATCTCTTCTGGCGAATGACCATCTAACCAGTTCCACTCTTCAGGAATATCTCCAATTAGATCATCCGATAACCACTGAAAGTTATGTAAATAATAACCTGACTTTAAATTAACATCGTCAATTGTTAAATCTTTATGGGCTTCATGCTCACAATTCCATAGAACAAAGCTAGACCAATTCTTTCTATTGTATCTAGTCTGAACTTGATTATCCATTTTATAATCATCTGATGGATTGTAGTTATGCTTGACACACCAGACGGCTTTGTCCTCTCTAGAAGCATACTTAAAGACTTCCATTATGTCAGTCCGTACCATCATATCACAATCCATAAAGAGAGCAAGTCCTTTTAGATTATTAACAAATGGAATTAAAAATCTTGTGAAAGAGAACTCAGTTGAAAAAGGTTTATTATCTTGCCAATCAATTTTAACCGAACCGTTATCATTGCTTTGAATTTGAAATGATCTACGATATAAATTAATACGCCGTAATGTTTCTTGATCTAAAGGAACTACTCTAACAGGTTGAGAAGAAGTATCAATAATTGATTCTTTTAAAATTTCAAAAGCATCATCTTCTTTTTTATCGTAGCCAATATAAACTGTTGGAATATCATTCATCTTCCCTGCCCCCTATATTTTTTACCATGTAATCTTTTTGTATTTTTATTTTTAGGTCTTGAATTGGTAGAAGAACCGATAGAAGTTCTCATGTGTCTGGCTATATCTACCTTTGTTGATAATCCAATTGACTTTCTAGCTGCCATTATAACTCCTAACTATTAATCCTTAAAGGGATAATCTGTGACAGTATATTCTTTCCATCTTTCGAGAGCATATTCTTCTGCCTCTTTAATTGATGGAAACAGTAATGGGCCTACATTTTCAAATGACCCTGTTGAATTAGAATTTAATTCCCAAATTAATAGATCGCTACCAAAAGCTTTTCTTTTAATACCATACATTATATGCATACCTTTATATTTATGTCAAGGTTTTATCTGGCACTCTCGGCAGGACTCGAACCCGCAACCTACAGATTAGAAGTCTGTTGCTCTATCCAGTTGAGCTACGAGAGTATTTGTTTATCATAGATATTTTTATAGTTTTGAGCAAGCATAAGAAGTTCATCTGGAGTTGCGTCCTTTTTAAGTGAGTTAGCCCTCCAACTTATCCACTGCACATTTCCTTTTATATATCCTTTTCTACTATCAATTCTGTCTAGCGATGGAGTGCTAGAATGGTTGGGATCACTATCCCAATCTAATGATATATTTAGTAAAGGACATATATTATTTTTTGGATATATACTTTCTAAATATTCTTTTGTTAAATTAAATTTAAGGTTATTCTTTTTACTTCTTTTCTTTGCAGCACTTAGTCTTCCAGGGATTGACCATTCATATTTTTTCTTCATCTCTTTAACTTCAGGTCTAGAATTATATTCTTTCCTGTATTCTTTTGTATTAGACACCGCACACTCCTCCTGCTCCAGAAATCTCACAGATATCATGCGTTTGAATATTCTCTTCAAACTCTTCACCTAATTTATCGACAGCCTCTTTGTAAGGAACACATGTTAATGGTTGTCCTCCTCTACTACCATCAGGGTAACAGGTAAATCCCCTGAGACGGTGTGCATATTTTGCAAGAGTATTAGCAAAGGGAACTACAAGGTCTTCATTATTATCTTTTGATCCCCAGGCTGGTAGATTAATTGTACTGGAGATCGACATGTCTACATACTCTTGAATGTTAGCTTGAAAAGAAAGTCTACGTTCATAATCTGTAGCCAAATCTATAGCTGACTCAATATCATCTGGGTTAGCTCCATACAATTCAATCATCTCTTGTGCCGCACTATCTACAACATATTGATAATGCCATCTACGATTCTTTAGATACCGTCTCTTATATGCTACAGCAAAAATAGGCTCTACTCCTGTAGATGTTCCAGCAATAATTCCTATAGTACCTGTTGGAGCTACTGCTCGTTTAGCTACGGGACGAGATACTCCTATCTCATCAGCAAAAGAATCCGAAACTCTATCAGACTCTGACTTATAAATCTTGAGCCAACGATGCATCTCTTCTGTTGTCTCGTATCGACTACCTCTCTGAATCAACCACTCATGTAGACCCATCAAGCCTAGTCCAAGCCTACGATTTTTCTCTCTTGTCTTATGAACTTTATCATAAGGAAGCTGCGCTCTTAAAGTTCCACAGATAAGAAACTTAGTGGCTAGTTCTACTACATTCCGTAGCTGAGAAACATCAGCAATCCTAGCAAAGTTAAGGCTTCCCAGATTACAAACATCTGAGTCATCCCCGCCATCCGCAGCATTACGATTGTTGGCAGTAACTTCTGTACAAGCATTTCGTAAAGTTTCATTCTCTTTCTCAAAAAAGTTAAAGCTAAATCCAGGTTCAGCAGTGGAGAGTGCTTGTCGTACATTACTTAAAAAGACATCTCCCACATCTCCTGTGTTCCAATAATTTAAAAGCCATTCGGTATCATAGTTGACACTTATATTTGTCATGTCTAAAGGTGCAGGGAAATTAAAGTCATCTTGTTTTACATCAAACAAAGACTGTCCCGTAGTTCCGATAGGCATATCTTTCCAGTTCTTAGACAAAAGAAACTTGTCTATATCTTCATGCTTCCAATTCAAACTGGCATAAATAGCAGAGCGACGACTACCACCCTGCATAACCCTTCGACCAATCTCATTGATCATCTGCATCTTAGGTAGAGGACCACTAGCAATACCTCCAGTACCACCTAACTCTTTACCTTCTGCCCTATACACAGAATAGTCAGCACCAATACCACCGCCTGTCATTAGACAAGACTCTGCCTTCCAAGATAGGTTAGCCCAATCCTCTCTTGTATCTTCTTCGCAATCTAAAAGATAACAGTTATTAAAAAACTTAGACGGGCGACCTGCATAATATAAGTATCTACCGCCAGGAATAAAACGAAGCTCTGAGATGTGACTGATCAACTCATCTTTCTCTGACTTACGCAAATGATCTTGGCACACATCCTCAACCAGAGTGGCTGCTAACTCATGCATAGTCTCTGCATCTTTATGTGAGTACTTTGTGTAAAATATATCTTCAGAAAATTTTGATCTAAACTGTGGATTTTTATTAGATTTAAACATGTTAGTCGCACCCTTCTCTTTTTTCTATGGTATATTCAAACTCTAAAATCATTTCAGCATACTGAATAATCTTTTTAATATCTTCTGCTTTGCCTTTGGTTCTGTGCCTTGTTATATACTTAATAATATTGCCTTCAAAAAAATTAAGGCTATTAGCAGAGATATATTCTGCTGGTTGTATCATACAGTATTTATAGTGATCTCCTCCTATCTGCGTTTGAAGACTTGTATCCATCGTATCTGAAACCTTATCCATTTCGGACCTCCTAATCATCATGTAAAAGAAAACTCATATGCTTTCTAAGTTTACTTTTGTTTTCACTTTCTAAAATTCTAATTGCAAAGCTTCGTACTCTTACAGGATTTACACTTGCAAGGTCACATACTGTTTCAAAATTATCAATAACTGAAACAACAGAAGAGAAGAACCAAACAGTGGCCTCCTCTTTTTCTTTAGAAGATTTATCATTACAAACATCTATCAATGCTTGAACGATCACACCATTAAACAATGCGGTGTGTGGGTCTTTAGATTTATCTACTAACTGATCATCTAAAATATCCTCGAACTCTTCATCCGTGTAATTTAAAAAAATATTCTGCATCGACTATAGCCAAGGGATTTTTATTGTTCTTCTTTATAATTAATAGGGGTTCGTTCTTACCAGAGTTATCTTCTGACTGTTCATATGATTTCCATATGTTTAATTTTTCTTGATTCTTACATTCAATAGAGTAAGGAAACTTCTGTCGAGCAGCTTTCGCCATGATCAAATCTTCTCCTCCAGCCCCCATACTCCTGCTCTCTATATCTTCATCCGATATATCTAAAACTTTTATTAACTTATCTCTAACCCATTGTTGTAAACGTCTTCCTTTAGCTTTAGCGCTTTGGGTTTTCATTTCAACTCCTCGACTTTCGGTTCGAGTTGAACTTCTGTAAGATATGAGATACCGTTATTATAATTAAACTTACGAATCCCAACACCGGCATTACAATCATCCCAACAAGAATACTTAAAAGCGCAAAAGCGGCAAGCGGTACAAAGCTGACGATTGCCAGACTTGCCATGAGGAACATCACTATAGCATCTAGGAGGCTTTTTATTTTCTTTAATATAACTTTTGATAGTTTCGATTTTTGTTTTAACATCATGTAACTCCATTGGATGTACTTCAAGCAATGCTAACTCTCCTGACGATTTGTCTATCGCAAGAAAGCCTCCTTTCGTATCACCCTCTCCTTTAAGATAACCAGATAGCTGGCTTATATATCCAAAAGGATCGTCTTCACATAGAGTTTTATCTTTAAACTTTTTAAACCCATACGGTGATGCACTCTTTACATCAATCGTAACACCATCAATACGACAATCCTTATGGCCTACAACACCCTCAACAATAACTTCTTTTTGTTGTTCGGTTACTTCATGGCCGGAAGCATAACATAAAAATAAAACTATGTCCTCTAGAATATGTCCGTATAAAAATCTAATTTGATCGTGAGGTTTCATCTCATCAACTCTCGGTGTTTCTTTTAAATCATACCAGAGTTGTCGTAAAGGTTTACCTATATTAGAAATTCGTAGATATGGTTTTCGATTAGATCGATCTTCTTTAATTGCATTAACAAGATGACCCGCAATATTCTTACCTGCTTCCTCCGCAAATTCTTGAAGCTCTTGATCGGATCGAGGCGAACCTTCTCCATCTTGTAAAACAGTATAGATATCTTCAATAAGTGAGGATAATTTTTTCATAATAAAAGTAGGGAGAAGGAGATTTTACTCTCCCTCTCCCACTCCTTTTGGTTACGCAGGGAACGGTATATCATCGGAGGCAGGTGCAACATAACCTCCTTTAATAGTATCAAAAGAATCAATCTGTGGCTTGTACTCAACCAAGTCAACTACTTGGATAGCACAGAGATCACCACCTCGACCCTTCCGATTACCCCACGCCCAATCATAAGGCCGGAACTTAACTGTAACCAATGATCCATTCCCTATGTAGGTGTCATCCATAGGCGAATTTTGAGAATCGACCACCGAAGGTCTTTGATTAAGAACCCCATCCTTACGTTTTACTTTTCTTTTTAACTTAACAAAGTCTCCTTTTTCATCTCCGACATTTTTAATTTCAAGACCGGACTCTTCAAAGATAGCTTTAGCTTCTCCCTCTAGTTGTGCAAGAGTACATTCCCACACACCATCTTCTTCGAACTTAGTATTAGGTGCGACAATAGAAGTCCAATACGCAACACCAGTTGCATACATATAATTGTCAGCACTTTGTGCTTCTGTTTTTTGAGTAGCCATAATTTAATTTCTCCTTAATATACGTTAATATAATTCTAATTTAAGCTTCCGCCTGAAGGAGGCGATAGCGGGTATATTGAGAGCCTTCATTAGTTTTTGCTGTAATAGTCTCAATATTATGACCTTGATTTCGTAGGTCAGAGATAGTCGCAGTCAGGTTCTCACACCAGCCATGTTGAATAGCCGTCTTACGAGTTACTCGCATACGTTTTTTCAAAGCGGATAGGGTTTTTTTCTGACAGTCCTTCATAGAATTTTCTCCTTTAAGTTAAAAAGATTACGCACTTTACTACACATAAAAATATGTGTCAACAATTTAATGTGTATCAGCCCAGTTTTTCCCAACTTTATATTCGGAATCTAATGGACATCTAAATGAATATATTTCTTCTACCTCCTTCATTGCAGTTTTAGTTATCTTACCGAACTCTTCACAGTCTTTATTGTGTACTTCGAATTGGTACTCATCATGAATACTAGCTACAAGTTTTACATCTAGTCCTTTTCTTTTGTATGCCTCATTAATCTGAACAAGCCACTGCTTAC